CGCACTAACAGAAAATTAGGGTTCAATCGTGGCAATTAACATACCGATTATTAGCAGCCTTGACGGTTCAGGGTTTACTAAAGCCATTGCCCAACTTAAGAAACTTGAGACTAATTCCGAGCGTGCCGGGTTCATTGCGGGTAAAGCATTTCTGCCAGCCGTTGCCGCGTTAGGTGCGCTTACCGCTGCCGCTGGCTACAGCGTTAAAGCCGCTATCGAGGACAGCGCCGCGCAAGCCCAACTAGCCAAGACATTGCAAAACGTGGTTGGTGCTACTGATGCACAAATAAGCGCTACCGAAAAAAGCATTAGCGCTATGGCTATGCAAACAGGCGTGGCCGACGATCAGTTAAGGCCCGCGCTTGCCTCACTTGTTTTAGGTACACAGGATTTATCTACCGCTAACGACGCGCTTAATTTGGCGCTTGACGTTTCGGCAGGTACCGGCACAGATTTAGCAACAGTTAGCGACGCGCTATCCAAGGCTTATGGCGGAAACTTTAAGGCGTTGCGCCAGTTATCCCCGCAACTGTACGCAATGATTAAAGACGGTGCCAGCCTCGATGAGGTTATGGCGCAGTTATCGCGCACGTTTGGCGGGTCTGCAGCGGTTGCAGCCAACACGGCAGAGGGCAAATTTAAGCGCTTAGGAATTGCGTTAAGCGAAACAGCCGAGGCAATCGGCATGGCAATACTGCCAGCCGTTGAAGCGGTACTGCCATACCTTATTAGTTTTGGTAATTGGGCGCAAGACCACGTAAGCGTTTTGCTTGCCGTAGGTACAGCCATTGGCGCAATCTCGGTAGCGCTGATCGCATTTAAGGCCGCGCAAGTAATTGCCAACGCTGTAACTATTGTTACTACCGCGCTTAACTGGTCGCTTGCTGCATCGGCTGCAGCTGCTAACACCGCGCTAACCCTTGGCGTTGGTGCTGCCGCTATTGCTGCTGGGCTTGTAGTTGCAGCGGGCGCGTTTATTACATTTAAGAACGCAACCAAAACCAGCGTGGAAACCATTAAACCGTTTGGGCCTCAACTAAGCGAAATAAACAAAGGCCTTGGCCCAGTAGAAAAGGGTTTAAGTGGCGCTGGCAACGCTGCAAAGAGCATGGCCGACAAAGTAAAAGAGGCAAGCGAAGCGCTAAAGAAATACCTACAAACCGCGCTCGAGGATGCCCAAACACAATTACAGGATGCACAAGTAGCGTTTACCGATTTTGCTACCAACGTAAGCGACAGCATAAAAGATGCGTTTTCGTTTGCCGACGCTAAAGACGCAGGCGATGAAACAGGCGCAGGGTTTCTACAAGGTTTGCGCGATCAGGTAGCCGGCATAGTTAAGTACGGCACCGACGTTAAAACCTTGCTTGAAATGGGCTTAAGCCAACAGGCATTACAGGCCGTGCTAGACGCTGGCGGGGAAAGCGGCGCGGCTATCGCAGCTGAACTAATCGCGGGCGGTGTAGGTGCCATTGCTGAAACCAACGATCTAGTTATGGCTGCCGAATATGCCGCCGCAACCATCGGCCAACAAGCTGCAGCGTCATGGTTTGGGGCTGGCGTAGATAACGCCAAGTCATATTTGCAGGGTGTCGAGGCGGCGTTTGATGAAGCCCAAAAACGGCTTAAGGCTAAGGGTCTAAAACTTGCTGACATTAAGGGCATTAGCGCGGGGTTCAGCGATGCGATTACACGCCCGCAAGTAGCCTCGGTTACCCCATTGCAACTAGGTGGCAATTCAGGTATGCCGGGCGGTGGCGATGTAACTATTAACTTATCTACCCTTGTGCCTAACGCAACCGCTGGCGAAGCAATCGTAAACGCTATACGCGCATACAACAGGGCGGCAGGCCCGGCAAATATCGCGGTTTCGTAATGGCTACTTCGGTTATTGCCAGCGGTGACTATGAACTATTCATAGATACAGGTTTTCAGTTAGATGCGTTTACCTTGGATACGACTAAAGGCGTACTCAATAACACGCAATACGTTTTAGACGGTACTACCGAATTTGCACCGATGATGGAGTACAGCAAAAGCATTGCCGTTAATCGTGGGCGTCGGGAAATAGGCGATCAGTTCAGCGCTGGCACTATGTCGTTTACCTTGGATGACAATTTGGCGGGCGGAATATTAAACCCGCTGTATACGTCTAGCCCGTTTGTAGACCCCGCAGGGCAATTTACCCTTGCGCCATTGCGTCGAGTTTCGTTTGGGCGTTACAACAGCGCCAATACGTTTATAGAATTGTTTGTTGGTCAGATCGTGAATTATGACTATGCCTACGAATTGGGCGGAAACAATACGGTTACCGTTTATTGCGCGGATGATTTCTATTTACTAGCCCAAACCTCAATGGATGAATTTAACGTATCCGAGGAATTATCTAGCGCCCGGCTATCGGCCATACTTGACCTACCCGAGGTTGCCTACCCAATAGCAAGCCGTGACATTTCTACCGGCACCCAAACCCTTGGCGGTGCAGCCGCCTACACCATTGCTAACGGCACCAACGTAAAGGCTTACATAGACCAAATACAAGCTGCCGAGCAGGGCCGTATTTTTATGTCTAGGTCAGGGGTGCTTAATAGTGACCCTCGAATAGGCGTTACTTTAAGCAACAGCGTGGCCGATTTTCACGATGACGGCACCCAAATACCGTACAACTCGTTGGCCATAACCTATAACGCCGATCAGATCGTGAACCGCGCCAGCGTTCAGCACCTAGGCGCCACAAGCCCCGAAGTTGCCGATGATCTAGCCAGCCAAGCAAAATACCTAATCCAAACGGTAAGCATTACCGACAGCCTGCTACATAACGACGCTGCAGCTGCAACGCTTGCCAGTTACCTATTAGTTGGGGAACCCGACGCCACGTTTACCGGGGTGCAAACCGATTACCTAATGCTTACGACAGCCCAACGCGAAACGCTAGCCCTAGTAGACATTGGCGATACGATCACCATTACCAACACCATTGCCGGTGGTCAGGTAGCACAAGAATTAAGCGTAGAGGGCGTCGAGCATCGCCTAGATTTTGTAAACGGTCACCGCGTCACCTATTACACGGCGCCTACCGTGATCGCCTACGAGTTCATACTTAACGACCCAATTTACGGGAAACTAGACATACAAGACCCGCAACCGGTTTTAGCGTAAACTGTAACTATGACCGCAAAATGGACTGATTTCGTAAGTGGTGCGGTATTGACCGCCGCACAGTTAAACGACGTTTTAGATAATTTTCAAGACATAGCAATTTTTAGCGAAACACAGGCAAGCGGCACCGATGGCGGAACATTTACAAGCGGAAGTTATGTTAAACGAACCCTCAATACGACGGTTGTAAACAACATTACAGGTTGTTCTATTGCATCTAGTGTCATCACCCTGCCTGCCGGCACGTATAAAGTATTTGCTAGCGCGCCCGGGTTTGCTTGCAATTCTCACAAAACTAGATTGCGTAACACTACGGCGGGAACCGACATTGTTATTGGTGCAAACGCTCACGCTTCCTCTTCCGATGCAACTCAAACAGTAAGCCAAATTCAAACATTATTTACTATTGCGGTCAGCACCAACATTGAATTACAACACCGTTGCGGTACTACTAAAGCAACTAACGGTTTTGGTGTAGCAAGTACATTTGGTGATAGCGAAGTTTATTCCCAAATAACTATTGCAAGGGTTGGATAACATGGCAACAAAAGCACAAATTGACGCACAAATTGGCAACGCAACACGCGAATTAGCACCCGGCACTACATGGCGTTACAACGAACCTGGCGATGGTTACTATTGCCTCGAATGGATGGATAATCCAGCCTTACAGCCAACCGAAGTTGCAACAATGGCAAAAGCAACCGAAATAGCAAACAACCCACCACCACCAATTAACTAATGCGATGGCGTTATATGATCGGGTACATGCTTTTAATAGGCGTAGTAGTTTGGGGTTGTAGTGGTTGCACAGTTTCTAAAACGAATATCAAATACCAATGTTTCACTAAGGCCGCTTGTGAATAAGACACCCGAGCAACAGCACGCAGGGCTAATAGTTTTTGTTGGCCGTTTAATGGCTATCTGTTTTTCGTTTACCGTCATGGCATTTATCTACGGCATTTTATTTGTAGACCAGCCAACCGAACAGGCCCCTACAGACGCCCAACTCATTGACCTACTAAGCACGTTGCTAGTTTTCCTTACCGGCACACTTAGCGGGCTGGTTGCGTCTAACGGCCTAAAGAGTAAGCCCGGTTCGAGTGCATCCACCGATTAAGAAACTGGTAATGCCCGCCAATTTGGCGCACGTTAAGCCGGGTGAATTACCAGCCAGCCTGCTCGTGGATATCAAGCCATTTGGCAAATTGCACCCATTAGCAGCCAACGCATATAACGCCGTTAGAGCTGCAGCGTTTGCCGCTGGCATAAAACAATTTAAGCCGATTAGCGCGGGTGATACGTACCGCAGCGTTTCGCTACAGCGCCAAGGATTTTTAGCAAGATACCAATTAGAGCCAATACCAAACGTGAAGCCTCGAGTTTATGAGGGCAAGAATTATTACCTAAAGCCCGGCAACGCACCGATGGCGGTACCGGGTAGTAGTCGGCATAACCTCGGTTTGGCCGTAGATTTTGCCAACATGTCAGGCGAAACATTTACCTTTATGTGCGACGTAGGGCCATCGTTTGGATGGTCACTAGAGGTAATGCCAGCCGAGCCATGGCATTGGTTTTACTGGCCCGGTGACAAAGTACCGACAGCGGTAACCCAATACCTACAAGCATTAGCGCCAGTATCCCCCACCGCGTAACACGCGCCTACTACCGTTTTGTTACCGACGAAAAGAGGTTTACCGCGCATGACTGAACTACAAACTTTTACCTATGAAGCATTTGTAGGCAAACTAGAAAACGGGCGCGAAGTATTAGTACAGATTTTTAGGAACCCGGACACACTCGAAGTATTAGCCAGCCAACTTGCGTTTAAGACCATTGCCGGCGGTACATGGCAAACGCCCTACCAGTTAGAGAAACTATGACCCTTGCTATTAAAGCCGCGTTTACCGCGCTATTTACTCTTACAGCTGCCGGCATTGCATACCTATTGCCTATGCCTACCGACCCTGCATTAGACCGCCCCGTAAGCCCTACAACTGTTTACGTGGCAACCCCACCAACTACCACGATGCCCGCATACGTGAACACATGCACGCAGGTAGCCGTTTTAGCCCTAGCCGAGGGTTTACCTCAAGATCAGTTAGAGACAGCGCTAAAAGTG